TTGTAACAACTTTGCGAAACGAGAATGTAGAAGAAAATCCTGTCCAAGAGGACGAATGGGAATCTTCTCGTCGGACAAGGTTTTATACCAGTAAAAAGGATAGATATATTGTCCGACACGGATATGGAGATAATAAAACATATTTTACTTGCTATGAAGAAGCAAGACAGTGGATTGATAAAGATATGGCTGAGTATTCTAGAATACTTGGTGAACTTTCTAGTGAAAGTTCTATTCCTGAATATGCTATTGATGTTGAGGAAACCTATACTATTGAGTTCGTCAAACCGAGAAAAAAGAAGGCTGTAAAATCTGGATATTTCGGACAACAAAGGGCTCCTGATGGTGAGTATAAAGGTGTCACTGATGTTTGGGTAGAATAAAATAGAGATTGACAATACACCAATACCCTGCTATAATATAAAAATCGTCGGTATTATAGCAGGGTATAAATGCGGAGATAGTATAAAGGTATTACCCAGGTCCCCCCTGGAATCTGTGTTTCGATTACACAGTCTCCGCTCCAAAACGACGAAACTTAACTATGAAAAAGGAAATATATTATGGCTACACCACGTAAGACACAAATCGAAAAGATCGAAAACGTCCTCCTGAAGAACACGAAATCACCTGGTATCACAGCGGATTCCATTGCTAAGTTGGCCCGCGTTCCTCGTGAGAATGTTGGCAAGCGTGTTTCCGACCTTCGTGAGTATTACAACATTTACACCAACTACCGCAATGTTGACGGTAAGCGCACAGCTTTCTATCGCCTTGCCCAGTAATACTTTCTAAAAAGTATGCTATATAGGGATGTGGCACCTCGCCACGTCCCTTTTTGTTTATGTGAAAGAATAATATGATTGAAAATATTTGGTCAACTCCTATATATCATAATATGATAGATAATGTAGATGAAATCAATAACGAAATTTATCAAAATACAAAGTCTCTACAATATATTGATGTGCTGCCTGACTTAGGAGAAAAAACTCATAAAATTTCTAATACTTTTGACGAAAATTTTCTACAAAAATATAATTTAATAAAAACTGAAAAAATGATTATCGAAAATGTGAAAAAATACTTTTCTGAGATATATTATGAATATGATTTGAATTATAATATTAATAAAATTGAGTCTTGGATGACATCATTTTGTCGTAATCAATATTCAATATCACATGTTCACGGTACTAGCAATGTTTCTGGTGTATATTATTATAAATCAAATGGTGAAGATGGTAATATAATTTTTCAAAACTTTGATTCTTTGTCTTTTTCTAAATGTTTTGTGCATTATAGACAATCTTGGATTCATAAACCTTGTGTTGGAAAAATTTTATTATTTCCATCGTGTATCTTACATTATGTTACTCAAAATAACACAGATACAGAAAGAAATAGTCTATCGTTCAATATTTTTTTAAAATAAAGTGAGGGTATAATATGGAACTTAAAATTTCAACTGAAGAATTGAGACAAAAAAAACTATTCGTTGCTACGCCTTGCTACGGTGGTCAGTGTTTTGGTTTATATGCTAAGGCGTGTTTGGATCTTCAAGCGACTTGTATTCAATATGGCATGGAATGCCGCTTCTCATTTATCTTTAATGAGTCCCTAATCACTCGCGCCCGCAATTATCTTGTTGATGAATTCCTCCGTTCAGGTTGCACTCATCTATTATTCATCGACTCCGACATTCAGTTCAATCCACAGGACGTCCTTGCTCTATTGGCATTGGATAAAGATATCATTGGCGGTCCATATCCAAAGAAGTCAATCAACTGGTCTAACATTGTTAATGCCGTAAAACGTAATGCTGATAATAAAGACTTTAATCCTGGTATGCTTGATGGTGTTACAGGTGACTTCGTATTCAATCCAGTTCCAGGTACCACATCATTCAAGGTAACTGAACCAGTTGAGGTTATGGAGATTGGTACAGGGTTTATGATGGTAAAGCGTGAAGTATTTGAGAAGTATGCGGAAGAATATCCACACCTTCATTATAAGCCAGACCACGTTGGTCAGGCCAACTTTGATGGTTCACGATACATTCATGCCTTCTTTGATACAGTCATTGATCCACAATCACATCGTTATCTTTCTGAGGATTATATGTTCTGTCAAAATGCCCGCGCCATCGGTCTCCAAGTATGGCTATGTCCTTGGATGAAGACGACGCATGTTGGCACATATGGGTTCCAGGGTGACCTTCCTGCCGTTGCAGCATTGAGCGGTAATCTGAGGTGATAATCGGCGTTGTCGGTTACATTGGTTCCGGCAAAGGCACAGTAGGTGACATTCTCGAAAGAGATTATGGTTACAAAAAGTTTGCCTTTGCCGATGCTCTTAAAGACGCCGTGGCCTCCATCTTCGTGTGGCCACGGGGTCTTTTGGAAGGTGACACTAACGCTTCACGGGCCTTCCGCGAACGTGTTGACCCTTGGTGGTCCCATAAGTTTGGTTATGAAGTCACACCTCGCCTCATTCTACAAAAAATGGGTAGTGAGGCATGCCGAGACAATATCGCAGATAACATCTGGATTGCCGCATTAGAGAAACGTATTCACGGATATGAAGATGTGGTTATATCCGATACTCGTTTTCCTAATGAAATAGATTTTATTCGGAGTGCCGGCGGCAAGATTATCCGCGTAAAACGAGGTGATGACCCATCTCCAGAAGAACTTTCCAAGATGCATATATCAGAGACGGCATGGAATAACTATGTTCCAGATATTATTATTCATAACGAAGGAACAGTGAATGATCTAAAAGAAAATATAAAAACCATCTTGACACAAAACGATAAAGATGCTAGTATATATTACAGTTTGACAATATGAGGAGTATAATATGAAGTTTAGTGAAAATACCTTAACGGTTCTAAAGAACTTTGCCAATATCAATAGCGGTGTTGTTCTTAATCCTGGCAAGGTTCAGAAAACAATGTCATCGGAACGTTCCATTCTCCTCGAGGCAACTCTTGAGGATGATATCCCACAACAGTTTGGCATCTATGATCTGAATAACTTTCTAGGTAACATTACCACCTTACGCAATCCTGAAATCACATTTAGCACCGACTCCGTGTCTATGACTGAAGGTGACTTTACCTTGACGTATCTTCCTTGTTCACCTAATCTTATCATTACACCACCTGCCGACAAGGAACTATCAATCAAGAATGTTGATGTATCTTTTACTTTGTTAAATGCTTCTATCTCACGGTTGCTAAAGTTGGCCTCGATGAACAACCTTCCACACCTATCGGTAGTTGGTAAGGATGGTGCCCTATTGCTAAAGATCCATGAGAAAGCAAATGACACGTCCAACCACGGTTCTACAAAGATTGGTGATTATGCTGGTAAGGACTTTATCGCAACCTTCAAGAGCGAGAACCTGAAACTAATCCCTGATGACTATGATGTGGAACTCCAGATTGGTGCCTTTGCCAAGTTCGTGAACAAGGCAGGTAATCTTAAATACTTCATTGCTCAGGAAACAAAATAATGAGTAAGAAAATCTATGATGTTCTGTTAATGGCATTTACAGGTGCCACTATTGTGGCATTTGTTTATGTGATTGCTAACAATGTTTCTCTGCATGAACTGTATATCCAAAAATGTAAAGACGGCGGCGGTGTTGCCGTTGTAGCAGCAAATGGATATGTTTGTATTAACCCTGGCGCAATTATTGAGGTGGACTAATGAGTATGATTGGACATAACCAACAGCAAAGGTCGGTTCAAGGTCTTACAGATGAAGATCGTAAGATCCTCCGTAAGGCAGTTATGGAGATGAATGACTCCATGACCCGTGTTGGTGCCGAACGTGAACTACAAAAAGAAACCACAAATGAGGTTGCCGATAAACTCGGTATTGATAAGAAGTTGTTCCGCCGTATGTCGAGAGCATACTTCCGTGCCAACTTCAAAGAAGAGGTTCAAGAGAATACGGACTTTGAAGAGTTTTATACCACTGTTATGGAAAAGACGGCGAGTTGAAAACTTCGGAATGCTAAATAGTTGTAGGCCACGGTGTTACCAGCACCTGCCTACTCTAACGCTAACTGGAGCGCCAGCCTATGACTATTTATCGTCGTATCTACGAACAACACCACGGACCTATTCCTATTGATGAAAATGGAAGAACTTATGATATCCATCACATAGATGGTAATCGTAAGAATAATGACCCTAAAAATCTTGTTGCTTTATCTGTAAAAGACCATTATAATATACATCACCGTCAAGGAGATTGGTATGCCTGCCTTTTGATATCCAAAGAAATGAATATGTTGGCAGAAGAAAAGTCCGAGATTTCACGGAGAGTGGCCTTAGAAAGGTCCATGAATGGTACTAATCCTCTTTCGGGCCCTGAAATGAATAGAAAAATGTTATGTGAAGGAATACATCCAACACAACAGAAAAAACAATGTGAATGTTGTGGTAAAGAAGTAACACTTCCTGTATATGGTAGATATCATGGTAAAAAATGTGGAATGAAAAGACCAAAAAGAGAATGGAAATATGAAGATGTGAAA